TAAAGACCCAGTGTCCTCTGAAGCTCGGCGAGGGTCATGTTATCCTCGAAATCTTCCATAAGTTTTTCACGTCCCTCCAAACACGTCTCCCTCACCTGGATCCGATCTTCAGTCTGATCTAACTTTCTCTTCTTTTCCTTGAAATTCTCCACACATTTGTTGTATTGTTTGACGGCTTTGTTAAGTAGCGCCTTCAAACTGTTCAACTCCGTGGCTTGTCTCTCCAACCTGTTTTTCGACCTTATCATCGCCAACTCCCTCCTTACAAGTTCATCTTGGGGCACGCCGGACACCGCCACGTGTAGATTTTTTAATTGGTTGCACATCTCCAAATAGAAGCCTTCTGGAACTTGTTGAGCGTTGTCGTCCAGGATTTCCATGATTTTGCGGCTCACATTCATTTGAGTGTTCATCTTTGTTCAAGTTGAACACGAATCGACGACCTTGTATGTGCTGTTTACTTTTTTTGATACTCTTTGTATTTACTAAAATTACTTAGGCGATTGTTCCTCACATGATATATCATACATTGGCGCGCGGCGCGTAGAGGAATCGCGGCAGTGACCGGAGCGTAGCGACTCGAAGTTTTCAAAACTATTTAAACTTTGAAAACCTGAAAACTCTCTCTGTCTCATCTTGCATTGAAATTAACTACATTCTATAAATGAACTTGAAGTTGTTTAGAACTATTTCGAAATAAAAACTTCTCAATTCATTTTGAAACATTTGGAAATATATCTTACCCTGTAGTACCTGTAGTACCTGTAGTAACTCGAAGTTTTCGAAACTTTGTAAACTTTGTAAACTTTGTAAACTTTGTAAACCTGAAAACACTCTCCGTCTCATCTGTGTATGAAAATAATTAGATTCTATAAATGAACTTGAAGTTGTTTGAAACTATTTCGAGAATATATAATCTCAATTCATTTTGAAACATTTGTAAATACCTCTGAAACACCCCATTACATGAACCCTCAGATTAGGGTACACGAAACCCTGCAAGTACAGCAGCAATAGCTGTGAGGGTCATCCATAACTCATCATTTATGGGACTCTTAGCACCCCAACGAATTGTGAAGAAAACACTGAGAAACACTCCCAATGACCTCATAAACGATTCCAAACGAATATCCATCTTTGTGATATACGCAGAAGTTTATTCATTCTGGAGGAGCTGTCTAAGCCTCTCCGTCAAGTCATCGTGACCCTCAAAATCAGCTTCAGGTAACCCCGGATCCATAACATCCCCATGAGTCTCACACAGTGGGCAAGGGGCAGAGGGCTCCTCGCCGATAGCGTGAGTGTGCTCAGGTTGAATCTTCTTAGGCTTTGGCTCCTTCTTAACCTTAGGAAGCTTGGCGGGCTTGGGCTCCCGAGAATGCATCCTACAGCAGGTCATCCCAGGTAGAGCACCATTCCTACACGGTGTACCCTTCCCAGTCACACCCTGACAGGGTTCCTTCCTCTGCTTCGTTGCGGGCTTGTGAAGAAGCCGGAGTTCGGCGACCTCTTCACGAAGCTTGTTCACTTCCTCACGTAGTTCCTCCATTATTAGTTGAACTTTTGCGGTAGCAGAACTCAACTTAGGTGGAGGGGGCTAACAACTAGGCCATGTTTTTTTAGGATCTGTACATGCAGAAACATGAGCTTTATCCTCCCTGTTTCCAGTCCAACTCTTTTCTATGTCTGTGTATGAAAAACATGTATTTTTCCAGTCGTTATTTCCATGACCAATAGTTCTGTAACCCACTCCCTTGTGCCCCCACTCCTTAGCTAAAGCACGACACTCTTCAAGTGAATTACCTGGGTGTTTAGCACTCGTTTGAGGTGAAAGATGTTTTCCAGAATGACCAGATACCGCACCACCCACCCTTGAACACACCTTCCAATCAAGAGTTGGGTCAGTGCACGCAACGGTGTTTACTGTATCCTTCTCATCACCAGTAAAATCATTCCTTTCAATTTTATTATAGAAGAAACATGTATTTTTTAAATTATTGTTGGGGTGTGTGTCATTACGATGACCAACACCTGGATATCCGAGATTTTTTGCATGCGCACGACATTCTGCCATATCCTTTCCCTTCCATACACCTCCATCTTTCATTAAAAGAAACTTCGTAGACTTTCCGGGTAAAGTCCTACCATTTCCATCGGGGGGCTTGAGGAATACGAACCAGCCCCCTCCAGCGATTGCAGAGGAAGATAGACATAGTAATAGTACTACGAACAATATAAAGATGGTCTTCCCACTGGACTTTGGTGGACCCCGTCCCCTTCCCATTATTAATATATTGCAAGATAATAATAATGAATCGCCCGGTATCCAACGTCCTGATAGAAGCTCTTGTTATAGGTGTTATGAATACAGCGCTTATTTTTGGTATTAAACAGATGAACTTTAAAATAGAAACCCCCCTCTTACATTTCATAGCAGGTGCACTTATACACATACTTTTTGAATATTCAGGGGGGAATAGGTGGTGGTGTAAAACAACGTATTAAACAATTTTAATTAAACTATGTTCCTCATAATCATGAACCCTCGTATACAAATCACGCCAACCCAAAACACTCCACTGATCATATCTTGACCATGGATACACTTCGTCGTCCCCTGCAAAGTGTATCACATTCATACCGTTATTCATACATACAGCACAGTCAATTTCATCGTCGTCAATTAGTGTGTCAATGTTTAAAGACTCACAAAGATCCATCTTCTCCAGCTCTGGGCGGTGTAAATAACTACCAGCAAATATCACGTCATCAAATATCCCCGGAAAGTGGAAATCTACCCATTCCTCCGTCTTATCCCTCATGTACTTGCCACGGGAAGCAACAAGATAAACTTTTTCAAAACGAGGTTTTAAAAGACGAAGAATTGGTTGTGAACCCTCGATAGGCTGGATCATATCAAACTTATCCGAATTAAAAAAATCCTTCACCATTTTTCTACATTCAGGGTCACCCACATTTAAGATATCTCCGTGATGGTAATGAAAATATCTATGCTTGGGAAGTTCCTTATTATAATATTTAGCCATGGGTTTAATAAAGGGGAATAAGACTTCATCGAGTTCAATAGCAATACGGTTCATCTAAAAATTACAAATATTTTTGCTACATATTTAAACACGCAAAGCTCTATATGCATCTATGGCTCGAAAAGTCTCCAACATCGTGGCACGAGCTTCATCTCTCCGTTCTTCCAAAGCGGGAAGCTCTCTCAACAATTCCTCTCTCTTCTGAGTCATAAACCAAGTCTCCTTGTCCAAATAACTCTTGTAAAATGCACGCTCGTCTGGGATAAGCACCCCCTTCTCACGAAGAGCCTCAACATTATAGTCAGTGATGTTAAACCCTAATCTTCTGCAACAATCACGAACAGCGTCCTCCTTCACACCTACAGTGATCCTCTGCCGAATCTTGAGACGCTTAAGCTGCTGATTGATACGTAAAACACGCTCCTCTGCAAATGCATAAGCTCGTTGGTCCCTCACCGAGTCTTCTCGAAGGGATAAAGGTATTTGGGGGCGAGCTGAAAATGGAACACTCGGTTGCGATTTTGGGATGGCGGTGTGAAGCACCTTCATCAGATTACACAATTTCAAGTAATCCCCCTCTGGGATTGACTCGGAATTCTGATCAATCAAAGACATGACATTGGATAGAGCCTCCATTTTGATATGATTTTAAGTAAACCCCATCCGACTTAGGTTACAAATCATCTAAATCATCTAAGCACGCACTAAGTCGTTCTACCCTATCGAGAAGCAAATTAGAGTACATAGCTCTGTAAATATTGTCTATATGCATATACCCTTTACAAATCGTATGTATATACTTCTTAAAAGTTCTATCATCTATGTATGTTCCATTATTTATCTTATACTGTTTGAGAGACTCTTCGTTACATTCATCAATATTAATATCATTCATAGAACAGTAATGTATAAGTGCATCCTGCTTCACATATTTTGATATTCTCTGTAAAGGTCTACTATATTCAAGTTCATCTTCTAAATGCATAATCTGAGACCTGAGAAGCATTCTATCATGATTTATGGAAGTAGTGAAATAGTTATCGTAAAAATAATCCGTCACACGGGGATGTTGTCCGGGTACATGTAGATCAAAGTTTTCATAATTAAAAATGGTATTTACAACTTTACGTTCTTCATTCCGGAAAACATTCCTCAATAGATTACATAATTCAAGATAATCCCCTTCGGGTAACTTATCGGAATTCTTATCTATGACTCGCATCACATTTTGGAGATCTTCCATCTTATACACAAAACACGTGTTTTTTCTAAGTATCTTCAATCTCTTTTAATAGGTGACCCAATTTCAGCAATATCATCATCTTCATCAACTGGGTCCAAAATCAAAATCTTAAGAGGGGGGTAGAACTTGTCCATGAGGATTATCACGCAAAAGATCCTTGTTTATTTTAGACTTAGGTTAGTTAAAACCAAAAGCTCTCATAAAATGACGACGATCCTTGACACTGTCAAAATATACACGGAAACCCTGACCATGGTAAGGTTTCACTTCACGGATGTCAACATCTGACTCGGACTCACTTTCAGAGCCTTCATCTTCGGAAACACTCGCTTCAGTCTCGGTGTCAGACTCATCCTCGGAAACAAAAGATCCATCGGAGTCGGACTCAGAATCGCGTGGATCATATTCAGAATCCGAATCAGATTCTGAATCAGAATAAGTATTGACTACGATATTAGGACGATAGCAATGTGTGCAGTTAATCTGGACACGGGATGGCTTGCAGAAATAGGACATCTTTGTTACTTCTTCTACAAGTCTATTCCTTATCTATATTGTTCCCTTTTTCCGCATCATCAAGAAAGCGAATGTAACAATGAAACATAAAGAAGATGATATACCGGACAGCATCACTGTCCACATTCCCGCCTCAAGGGTTTTTTGTGCATCCTCTTCTTCCTTCCGGATATCTGCACACCGCTCACTCTCATCCTCTGGGTTTTTTTCACAATACTCTCGTCTTAATTTCTCCATTTCCTCTGGTGACACCTGTTGAACCATTGTGGTGTTATATTATACTTATATATTTTAATCTTTCCACTTTGTTAAATCAAAACTTGACATAGAACCTTTACTTTTAGCTCGTTTCTTGAGATCTCTGAAATCTTCAACTATTTCTTCAATGTCTCCCTTCCTATATAAAGACTGTCTCACCCTGTCTATCAAATTGACGATATCATAGGACAAGTCGTCATTAGTTTTTTGTATTTTTAAACAGTTATTCAACATAGATTGTGATTTTTTTAGAATGAAATCCAATTTTTCACGACGAAGATTAGAAGAACTCTTCGGTATTTCTATGTATCTCTTTTCACCAACTTCGTTAGTCGTCTGGACCACATGAAAATTAGCCATCTTATCGTACATATTTACAGTGGATTGAACAGGTTTTTGGGTAAAGAATTGGAGTATCCCTTGTAATATCTTGGACATTTTTTTGGAGCGGGTGGGGGCTCAACTGGAACTGTACAATATAAAATTTCTTTCCAAATAATTTCTTGTACGTCACGGCACAAGGGGTTCGTAGCTTGCAAAAATGCAATCCTCAATTCGTCGGTGGCAAGTCCTGGTATTCCAAGATACTGCTGTGAGCGAGCAAAAAGATCGTTGATGGGGATTACGTAAGTTGACATTAGTTAATTTTTATGTCTTCCTTTTCAAGATCTTCCAGATCACTTAGGTGTCTTTCAATCAAAATTCTCTCAAGCTCAATATCGAGCCAGAGACGATAAGGTGCATCGTAAAGAGCGGACTTAAACCAACGGTATATGTTGATGACATATTGAGGACCCTGGGACTTAAAAGTTCCAATGATAGCCTGTGCGTACATTTTATATACTACTTATGTTTTCTTTTTTTATGTGATTTTATCATTTTATATGTATCAATCCAAACAATCGTAGTCAATGTCGTATTAAGACCTACTGTAAATTTTGCGACTGGTGGGAAGTGTAACATACGATACATTTGTTTCATAATTTTTTTTATATCAGTATACTTCAGAATGTCATTAGACGATATACCAAAGAAAACACAATATGTTATAATTGACTCAAACTTTGTAAATGGTACAAATAATGTATTTTCACTGGATCTACAACTTGAATCAAATACACACATTGAAGATATGAGTCGTGTACTTGGAGTTAGATTAGTTGATTTCTATATCACACAGATTGGTGCAGCAAGTCCAACTAGTAGTCCAAGTAATATAGCAAAATATGTTGATATTACATGTCCAGATGTACCGAAAGTTGCTCAGATTTTAGACGAACGTCGTGGACAGATTTTAGCACGCATTCCATTGGAAAGGCATTTTACACACTCATCGCACACAGTTCTCCGTGATAAACAAGCAAAGCTATTTGGAAGGAAGACGAACTATTTCAATCCCATATCTATCAGAAAACTCAATTTCAAAATACATGAATATCAAGATGACAATGATTATGTTTTACTTCACCCAGATTCAAAGTGGTATATGATTCTTGAAATTACCACTGTGAACGTCAAGGAGAAACCAAAGAACCGTGAACTCCAAATTCTACTAGCGTTGGAGAAACTTCTTGGTAAGATAGACACCCTCAATCAAAATGTTCAAAAGTTACCCGATAAACCACCAGAACCCCCAAAAGAGAAGTACTCATTTGGAGTCCTTATAGCAATTTTAGCGGCCCTCTTTGGAGGTTTTATGTGGTGGGTTAATAAAAGTCCTACTGTATAATAAATTTTGATATTAAAAGGAAAGTTATAATATCAAGAAATGGTTGAAGACGAAGTTATTTACATGTTTGAAAATTGTGTAGAAGTCCCCACATACAACGAGATATGTGGAGCCTACGTTGACATCGGAAAAGGTTTTAGTGAAGCAACTATTGTTGAGACAGAACTCAAACTGGCGTTACTCCTGGATACACTTCAGGATAGGAGAGATTATCACTGGGATAAAATTAAGCTACGGTGGAAGGAGCGCTGGATGTAGCCTTCCTCTTAGCTGGAGTGTTAGCAGTAGTCTTCTTAGCCGCGGGTTTGGCTGAGGGCTTGGGAGCCTCCTTGGGAGCCTCCTTGGGAGTAGACTTGGGCTTCTCATCTTTAGGGCAAGTGCACTTGCAAACACCAGTGGGACCCTGAGCGCCAGTGGGACCCCTTTCACCCTGGGGTCCAGGAACACCGGCACCACCAGTACCGGTATTGTCAATAATCTTTAGGAGAAGCTCATAGAGACGACCCTTGTCAAGACGAGCGCGCTTGATCTCAGCTTCAATTTCGGTGCGGATAGAGTCCATTGTAATATATATAAAAGAAAGATTATCTTTAAACCTAATATGATCATAATCGGTCCACAACTTGGAAGTGGCATTGGTCAACATGCTTTCAAATACACGAAAGTTTTTGATGATGCCTCTTATCATTACATAGGTACCGAATTACCCAAAAGTGAATACGGTCTGTTGTTCCTTTTACCTATAAAATCACATATTGAATACGCAAACTACGCTAAAACACGTGTTAATAAATTAGCATTTATGACAGTTTGTGAAACAGAAACCGTACACGAAGATTACGGTATGATAATGGAACTATCAAAAAAGATTATGGTACCAAGTATGTTCTGTAAACGTGTACTATCCAGACAGTTCCCTGGGAATGATTTTCCTATAATACATGCTCACATCCCACCACCCAATAAACCATTCTATACATTTTATCACATCGGAAATATAATGGATGATAGAAAGAATTTTAGGGGAATATTGGAAGCTTTTGTTAGGTTAAATAAACCAAATGCAAAACTTGTAGTAAAAGCCACGTGCAACAATGAAGTTAAAATAAACTTACCAAATGTTGAAGTTATAAATGGATTGATTTCAGATGAAGAAATGGATAAACTACATGATAGTTGTGATTGCTATGTCAGCTTTTCAAAGTCAGAGGGTGTGGGTATGGGTCCAGTTGAAGCAGCCTTACGTAACAAACCTGTGATTATAACTAACTTTGGTGGAAGTCCCGAGTATGTAAAGACACCATATACTATTGAGTGCGAACTTCAAGAATTGGAGAAAGACGACTTTCTGTTTAAGAAAGGAATGGTCTGGGGTAAACCAAATCCGAACCAACTCTTGGAGTTCATGAGAGATGCATACGATAAGAAACTACGCTATATGAACCACGATCATACTAAGAAACTTGTTGGGAAAGAAAACATCTTAGAGGAGTTCCTCTTGAATGTAGTTGGTGGCGAGAATGATAAGACCAACAAGGATGGCACCACTCATTAAAGAACCCTGTTGAGACATGATAGTCATAACAAGGTCATCAACGGGTCCGACACCGGTGGGCTTCTTAGCGATTTTGGGAACGATGACACCGATTGCGAGGTAAAGAGCCATTGCTATTATTACAGGTCTAAGAGTCTCCTGATCTAAATACATTGTTTATATTAGCCAGTGATTTTAATTCCATCCAACTGGCTCAAGAGACTGTTTACATCCACCTTCTTCCCCATACCAATATCCGAAACTTTATGTTTCCTACAGTAGTCTCCCACAACAGCCTTGAACCTACAAGGCTTCCCCGCCATTGTTGTAGCACAACAAATCTTTTGTTTTGTCCTTTGATCCACTGCAGCCTCTTTGGGTGGAGCATCAAGTAAAATAGAAGAGTTCTCTTTTCTCCTATTTTCAATCTTTTTGTATCGCATTTTCATTTTCCAAGTGGCATCAGCCAGCTTGTAGCATTTTTCATTTGGCTCTCCGAGGCGGTACATTCTCGTCGCATCGGAGAGGCAGGAAGACCAAATGGTATCACGAATTATTTGCATTTTGTTAGTTGATTTTTAACATATTTGATAATCACTTAGGTGTTCTATGCCACTTCACCACCAATTTGAGCAAGATAAATGTCAACATCACCAGCAAAGTTTGGGCATTCTTCGGATGTCTTCTTGGTTACCATATCCTGAACATTTGTGACGTGCTCTTTGAACTTCTTCACATCTATACCAGTGGCATTGTGAATTTGAGATTCGTTGGCAATATCCTTAACAGCGTATAGATAAGCTGCCGCGTAATTTGCGTGAAGAACCGCAATGACCGGAGATTTGTCCTGTTGCGCCGCTGTGGCATATCGAGCGGACTGTCTAATCAATTTTTCAATCGACTTGTTCATACCACGAGTCTTGTTCTGCATCATCAGAAACAGCACGAAAATTGCGGCTATAAGATATAGATACATCTCTTAAGGTATCTAAAGAAAAATTATTACGTTAAGTTATGACAGTAGATGAAGATCTACATACAATAATGTCAACTGTTGATGATACAAGAGAACATATATCAGAAGGTCAATATTTAAGAACTTGTGAAGCTATATGCCGTATACATGTAAAGTTGAAATCTCCAAAACTTCCACTTCCATCCTTTAATGTGAGACATACAGTTAAATGTTTCTATATGTTTTCATATGCTGTATCAGTATTGAAAATTGTAGAAAAGGTAGTGAAAATTGTTTCTAAAAAATAACCTAAGTAAAGAAATGAAACGTTATAAAATTAACAAAGATGGAGAGCGTTCAAAAGCTCACCCACGTTGAACACGTCCTCAAGAGACCTGACTCCTATGTCGGTCCCGTGGACAAAACCCATGAGTCCTATTGGCTGCTGAATAACACGAATAATAACTTTCAAAAAAAGAACATCTCTTATTCACCAGCCCTACTCAAGATCTTTGACGAGATTCTCGTCAACGCCATTGATCGTAACTCCCTGCACCCAAAAAATGTTACCCAAATTGCTGTCTCTGTAGACAAAGAAACCGGTGAAGTTACTATCGAGAACAATGGACCTCTCGGAGGCATCAGTGTTCGTATGCATGAAAAGGAGGGTATCTGGAATCCCGAACTTGTATTTGGTCATCTCCTCACAAGTACAAACTATGATGATAACCAAAAGAGGATTGTCGGAGGTCGTAACGGCTACGGAGCCAAATTAACGAATATTTACTCATCGGAATTCTCTGTGGTCATCAAGGATGGTGAGGAAAAGAAGACCTATACCCAAAAGTGGTCTAACAATATGACCACCTGTCATCCACCAAAAATAACTAAGCACAGTGCTGCAACATCTTCAGTGTCTATAACTTTCACCCCGGATTGGAAACGTTTTGGAATGAAGGATATGGATATTAATATTTACAAGATTTTTGAGAAGCGTGTTTGGGATGCAAACATTTGCACAACTAACTGCAAAGTCAAGTTCCAGGGTGAAGCTCTACCCAAGATAACATTTGAGGCTTATGCCAAGATGCACGAAGGAGTTACAGATCTATGTTCAGTTACCACTGATCGTTGGTCTGTCTGTGTAGGACCATCCGAGAACGGACTTGAGCAAGTGTCCTTTGTAAATGGTATCTGCACCAATAAGGGTGGTACACACGTTGACCATGTGGCTTCTCATCTTGCCTCTGGTATCATTGATGAAATGGCTAAGAAGATTAAATTGAAGCCTCAACAAGTCAAAAATACCTTCAACATCTTTGTTCGGGCAACACTGGAGAATCCAACCTTTTCCAGCCAAGTAAAGTCTGAGTGTACCTCCAAGGTGCAAGACTTTGGAAGTAAGTTTGCACCCAATAAGACCTTTGTCAAGAATGCTCTCAAGACTGGTATTCAAGATGAACTGTTGGCACTCTCAAAGTTTAAGGAAATGAAGGAGTTGTCTAAGACAGATGGTGGAGCCCGTAAATCAAAAATTACAGGTATTCCAAAGCTCGATGATGCAAATAAGGCTGGTACAAATCAATCCAAAAAGTGCACTCTCATTATAACAGAGGGTGACTCGGCAAAGACACTCGCTGTCGCTGGTCTCTCGGTTGTTGGTAGGGATCATTACGGTGTATTCCCACTTCGGGGTAAGTGCAAGAATGTCCGAGATGCATCAGTTGCACAGTTGACCGGGAATCAAGAGTTCAATGATCTCAAGAAAATCTTGGGTCTCCAACAAGGAAGAGACTACAAAGATGTATCCGAGCTTCGCTATGGACGTCTCATGATCATGACTGATGCGGATAACGACGGCTCGCACATTAAGGGTCTGATTCTTAATCAACTTCACTACTTCTGGCCGAGCCTCCTCAAATTGGGTTTTGTGGTATCTATGGTAACACCAATTATTAAGGCTACGAAGGCTTCCCAAACCAAGTCATTTTACACAGATTCTGCATTCAGAAACTGGTATGGAAATGGACAACAGGGGTGGCGCATTAAGTACTACAAGGGTCTCGGTACTTCAACCTCTAAGGAGGCGCGTGAGTATTTCAAACAAATTGAGGATCTCACTGTCAAGTTTGAACATGACATCATGACTGATAAGTCTATTGTCTTGGCATTTGACAAAAAGAAGGCTGATGATCGTAAAATGTGGCTTCTTGAAAGTACCGCGAAAGATCCCTCAGAACTTGAAGTTCCTTATGGTTATGTTAAGCAGTTGAACATCACTGACTTTGTTCATAAGGATCTCGTGAACTTCTCACTTGCAGACCTCAAGCGTTCCATCGCTCACGTGGCTGATGGTCTCAAGCCCTCCCAGCGGAAGGTGATGTACTCTTGCTTCCAAAAGAATTTGACTGCCGAGATGAAGGTTGCACAATTGGCTGCATTTGTGGCTGAGAAGAGTGCCTATCATCACGGTGAAGTATCACTCGCAGATACGATCGTGAAGCTGGCAAATGATTACATGGGTTCAAACAATATCAATCTCCTTGAACCTTGTGGACAGTTCGGTACTCGTCTCATGGGTGGTAAAGATGCGTCTCAAACGAGGTACATCTTTACGAGGCTGACTAAGCAGGCTCGAAAGATATTTGATCCTCGCGATGACGCGGTTCTTAACTATTTGGATGATGATGGACGGTCAATTGAACCAGACTTTTACATGCCAACGATCCCCATGGTTCTCGTGAATGGTACAGAGGGTATTGGTACAGGTTTCAGTTGCTATGTCCCACCATTCAACCCTAAGGATATCAAGGATAATATTGGAAGGATCTTGGATGGAAAACAAGTTGTACCCATGAGACCATGGTTCAGGGGCTTCAAAGGGAAAGTACACAAGGAGGATGATACATGGATGATGGAAGGTGTGTGGAATTGGAAAGGGATGAATATCGTGGTCACTGAATTACCACCAGGGCGTTGGACACAAGATTACAAGGAATATCTTGAAGGTCTCGTTGAAAAGAAGTTGATTGGTGGATTTACGAATAATTCCACAACGGAGGATGTTCATTTTGAAATTGAAGATTATACCGGAAAAGATCTCCTCAAGGATCTAAAATTGAGGAAGACATTTCGTGTATCAAATATGCACCTTTTCCACCCCACGAGGGGTATCCACAAGTACTCAAGTCCGGAAGAGATTCTCAAGGACTTTGTAGAACTACGTGAAGATCACTATGTGAAGAGAAAGGCACACCTCATCAAGGTTCTTGAAACGAGGGCTACCATGTGTGGATACAAATCTAAGTTTGTTACTATGGTTATTGAAGGTGATATCGTGGTGTTCAAACGTAAGAAGCAGGACCTTGAAGAAGAACTTTCAAAAACGTTCCCCAAAATTGGTGGTACTTATGACTATCTCCTCAACATTAAGACTGTACAATACACAGAGGAATCTGTCAAGGATCTCCTCAAGGAATCCAAACAGGCTAAGGAGGAACTTGAAGTGATGAAGAATACAAGTCACATTGAAATGTGGAAAATGGATATTAAAAATATGTAGACAATAGATAGGTATGGGTGAAGCTGCGAAAATTTCGCTCAAAGCTATCGGAAAGCAAGACACTCACTTGCTTTCCGATGATCCAGAAGAATCATTCTTTAATTATACCAATAATCGTGCTCACTCTGATTTTAGAAAATATCATAGGAGTCGTACTGTAATCAAACCGGGTAATTCGGATGTTACATGGCCTTTTAATAAAACTGTTAAAGTTGAATTTAATCCGCGAAGCATGGGTGATCTGCTGAGTAATATGTACTTGAGTGTAACAATGCCCGCTATAAGCGATGGAAACTACGCGGATCAATTGGGTAGACATCTTCTCAAAAGTGTGACAATGTATGTAGATGACATTGAGGTAGAGAAGATATATGATGACTGGGGTATTATATATGATGAGCTTTATTTAGAAATGTCTGAAAAGGTGGCAAATGGATTTCTTGTAAATAGAAACCTCGGCTTTGATGATGCACCGGACAATACTGCTGTAGCGAGGTATAGTTCAGATTTGGTTATTCCAATCCACTTCTTCTTTTCGAGGAAGTTTGCAAGTGATGAATATTCGTCAAATAGTCCTAATAGACCCTATTTCCCCGTGTGTTCAATTTATAAACAGAAAATAGAGTTTGAGTTTGAGTTCCATAAACAAGAGTTCTTTACAGAAACAACTGACGTTGTAACTCTACCCCAGTTTAATATAATCACCGAGGAAATAACTGTAAGTCCAGAAGAAAGAATCTTTCTGACGAGTAAGGACCAGATGTTTATAACAGATCTTGTACGCCGACACCCCGTGATTGTTAGTGATCTAAATAATGATATCATAAGGAATAACTTAGTTCCTAACATTCCTGTAAAGTGCATTCACTGGTTTTTAAGGAATACAATATTTGAAGATGAAAGTGATGCTATAGGTCCATACGGTGCAGCTGTCGCTGGTCAACGTTTGTACCAAAATCGTTTCAATTTTTCTTCATCCCTTGATTTTCAAGGTGAGAATACATTCTTTTATCCTCTTATGTCCGAAGCGAGTTTCAACATAAATGGAAATAAACTTCCAAATGTAACAAAAACAGATCACTCATATTTCAAATATCTCATTCCATTCCAAAAAAGATTGGCAAGACCAATTAGAAATGTATATACGTATAGTTTCTCGTTGAATCCGATAAATGTGGAACCATCGGGAAACTTGGATTTTAGTCAGATACAGTCTGATAAAACTAATATTGAAGTTAAATTGGATACTTCACAGCCGATTGACATTGCAAATGAAACATTTTCATTAAACATGTACTACACAGGCTATCAAACATTTGTATTTTCAAATGGTTTTATGTCACTTGCTTACTAAATAGAGTATCTCGGTGACTGTTTATATAGTCAATAATATTATTCTTGATACACCATTTGATGAAATTCAACTGCGCCAAAGTTGTATGGATTTCATGAGATGTTCCCGGAACTGTGTATGCAAACTTCTGTGATCTACAAAATGGATCAAACAGTTGTTTACTGTAACCGTTAAGACTGGATTTATATGCACAATGAACAGTGAATAGTTTACCATCACCAGTCTGATAAGCGGTGTGATTCTTCTTCGCATAGTTTGTAATAAACCACTCCAAATTGCGTAAGCTTATACCACTTGACTTGTCTAAAATTTTTAATAGTATAGTTTTATTCTTATCTTCATCGTAAAATTTGTTTATTGCTGTTAGTAGAATATCGTTTTTGTTCATTGTTATATTAAACCCCCAAATCTATAAGCCCGTTTGAAGCTTCACAACCCGGACACCCTCTTACAAACATCATCTCAGGTCCATGATTATGTATACTTCCTGTACTTGAAAACGACCTCTGGCATATACGCTGACCCTGTGATGCATGATGCTTACAATATCCATTTTCAAATGCCTTAAACCCACATCTCTGTCCATTATTTTTACTACCTTTACACGTAGTAATCGTATAAGACTCTGGAATATCTTTTAAAAGTTGTTCCAATGGAATGCCATGTTTCTTTGAAATTTTTTCGGCATACTCATTTACCACAACATTTATACGCTCTTCGAGAGCTTCGTCCATAAGCTTTACAACGTTATCATACAGACTCATTCCTAACTTCTACTGGATTATAATTTTTAAATAAGTCTTCAACGGATTCCTCTTTTGTTGTTCTCGCTTCCTTAAGCCGAGCCCTCAAAATAGCGAGTGTACCCACATCTTCTAAACCAAGGCGTTTACATTCAGCAACCAGTTCCTCCTTCTTCATACCACTCAGAGAGGGAAGCTTGGGAGGTTTTACGGGCTTATGTTGGTTAATGATTTCACCAAAGATTTCCTCTTTTACATTCTCATAGAGTGGGTCTAAGAGGTCACACACAGGATTCAAAAACTTATTGAGGAAGTAATAGTGGTAATCTACGGGGATGTTATGCTCTTCAACATACTTTGGGTCCTCGGACTTCTCAAAAGCCTTTGCCTTTGGATCCCCAGTCTTAGTAAGAAGGTAGGGTACACGGTCACCAGATTGTGGCTCTGAACCAGGTTTCCTTTGTCTCATTTTAGTGACTACTTGCACATGAGATTGATTAATGTTAACACTTTCTGAACTTGTTACAGATACAGATTTACCCCCAACTTTGTAAGAATCGGATAGACCTTGACTCAAAATAAGCTTCTGATTTGGTACATCACCCGAAAGAAGTTCAATTGCTCTCTCTTTGGCAAGCTCCTTGGGTGGACCGGGATCACTTGAAGTCAGAATTACATCAAGAAGTTCTTTGGATACTTCTCGAACGTGGGGTGTATTGTCACGTCTCACAAGTTGAAGACCCTTTACATCAATATAGTCCATATGCATATTATCATCCTTACCCTTTGTCCATAACTTCGCAGCATATCGTTTCTTACTGTAAAGGAAGTAAGGACAATATACCTTCTCAAGCTCTAAATTATTTGGCTTCTTGAAAAGAGCGCTGCATTCTTCTGCAGCCCTCTCACCCACCTCCCAACTGTAGGCAATAGCTTCTTCACCCGTACGATCACCGACATCAAACTCAATCATAACCGAATCAGTGTCACCATACCTAACATATGAACCTGGGAAGTTCTTCTCAACGTAGTTCTTAGTTTCTTCAATCATTGAACGACCCTTTGAAGTAGTAGTAGAAGCAATGGGGACACATGGAAGAATACCCTTACCAGCACCTGTAAAACCGTACACAGAGTTCATTGAAATTTTGTAGGCTAACTGTTTACCATTGTAGACTTCCTTCATGAAACCTGTAGCTGCAGCCATGTCCCTCTTAGCCTGTTTTCGAAACTGCTTAAGCTCCGAAAGGATTGCAGGTAAGAGACTGGGAACATCCTGTGCAAACTTGTAGGTGCGGTCGCCAATATTGAAAGTCTCATATTCAATACCAGGTATATTACCATACTTCCTCTCATCCATGACATACGAAGAATAACAGAGATTGTGAGCCATCATAATACTGGGGTACAAGGCTTCAAAATCAAGGGCTGTGATGGGTGTGTAATACGCCCCCTTTTGAGCTTCAAGGACAGTCGCACCCTCGTAGGGTTCTTCAGGGAGGGAACCATAACGAATAGTCGGAACCATAAATCCAAGCTCCCTCGCCTTCTTAGTCAGTTGGGAGAAAACCTTAATCTGCTGCCCACGTTCCACTAAGAAGGGAACCGGAACCCAAGTTGCCTTAGCCATCTCAACCAAGTTCAACAAAATACAAAGTTTCTTCATAAGTCTATGTGGAAGGAGAGTATCCTTAATACAATACTCAGCAACTTCTCTCAGTTTAACAGGATCTTCTTCCCTATAGCGAGCAAACATCTCCTTTGGTGCCATGTCAATCTTTTGATCTCCAAGGTACAGCTTTGAAACGCTATCAAGTTTGTAGCTATCCAATTTGTAACCTTTCTTTACCTCATGAAAGAGATCAAAAATAAACCTACCACTCATCGGAAGAAGCTTCAAAAAGTTATCACCCAGAGCGCTCGACGAGAGCTTTTTAATCACCAATTGGGAATCAATATCCTTTAGTTTTCCCAAGTTGTAAAAGTCGTAGTTGCACTTGTTAATTTGTGCACGTTTGTAAATATATTCCATATCAAAACCGAAGATGTTCCATCCCGTAATTATATCAATATCCTTGGAATGTAAATACTTTTGAAATGCCTCAAGCATTTCCTTCTCAGTAGCATAGCTGCGAATATCACACCCCTCAAGGTTTGAATCTGTTTGTTTGTAACAGAGACATGTCTTGTCATATGGTTCATCAGAGCCAAACTTACAAAGAGAAATAGCAATTTGGAAACAAGCATCACCAAGAATATTTGCATCTGGGAACTTACCAGTAGAACTATTACATTCAATATCCACAGATGCCACTACAAATGGCGCAATATCATCTCGGGCAACTGGCTTTAGAGTAGTCCAATCGTTACAGAAGAGGTCAATATCAACGTTCGCAATGTGAGAACGAACACATCTTTCACCACTATCAAGCCAACCAGTTGATTGAATACCTGTACGATGCATAAGACGTAATACTGGATCCAAATTAGATTCGTACACCTTAACATTCCTTACACCGAAAATTTCATACAGTTCAGGGCTCCTATCAAGTGGTCTACGTAAAAAGGAATCAACCAATCGGCGAGCTTGAAGATCTTTAAAGCTAATTTTCATATATGCAAACTCCTCATTATTCTGGAAACCCCATACATCTTTAGACTTCATCAATGAATAAGCAACCAGAGAATCTTTACACTGATTGCCGAGAATGTCATAAATTCTTTGAACCTTTCGCGAATCCACGCCACTTGGAAGCTTAATAAAAAAGTATGGTGTGAAAGCAGTAGTAACACAGACCGACTTACCATCCTCAGTTTTACCAAATATGCTAATCAAATGTTCATCTTCTCCATCTCGAGCCTCCCATGTAAGTGCCTGAAAAACTACCATTTTCTTTGTTGTGTTATTGACGCCCGAAAATTTTAATATACTTTATTAGTAAATATGTCAGCTGCTTTGATTGATCTTGTTTCTAAAGGTGCCCAGGATGTGTTCATCACTGGTGAGCCACAGGTCAGCTTTTTTCGTCAGAACTACAAGCGCCACACTAACTTCTCTATGAAGCCCGAGCGCATGGACTACATTGGATCCTTTGGTGCCTCTAATGAGATTACCGTACCCATTCGTTCTAAGGGTGATCTTCTCAGTTACATTTGGATTGAGGATACTCTTATTTCCAACGTGGCTACCAACACTGACGGTCTCTTCTCCGCCGATGCCTCCAACCCCACTACTTTCCAACTCTGGATTGGTGGTCAGAAGGTTTCGGAACTTGACTCACTTTTCATCCAGGGTGCTTACAACCCCCTTCTCCGCGATAACTCTGCCAAGGCTTCATGCACTGTCACTACCAATGTTGCCAAGGAGAACCATGGTCAGAATCACTTTATGATTCCTTTCTTCTTCGGTGAGGACTGGACCAAGGCTCTTCCTTTGGTGGCCTTACAATATCATGAGGTGGAACTTCGAATTAAGTGCAGGGATGGTTACACTCCCCAAGGTACTCCCAAGATCTACGGTAACTACATATACGTTGATACCGATGAGAGGAAGTATTTCACCGAGACCGAGCATGAGATTCTGTTCACCCAAACCCAATACCAGCCAGCTACCAGCACTGATACCGAGATGGATCTCAGCTACTTCAACCACCCAGTGAAGTCTATCCACCTTATTTCCGGTGCGGCTGCAGGTCAGAAGTGGTATGATGAGTACACTTTCGGTACTTCTTCTCTCTACATCAACGGTACAGCTCTATTTGAGAATAGTTCCAATGTCTATCATCACAACATTGTTCCCCAAATGCACTGCACTGATCTCCCAGATGATGTATTGGATGATCTCCCAACCTACTCTTGGCCTTTCTGCCTCTCCATGAGCAAGGCGCAGCCCAGTGGCACACTAAACTTCAGCCGCATAGATAACGCCAAGCTTCTCGTCAACAATGTTTCTGGAGGTAACAACCTTCATCGCGTGTATGCCGTGAATTTTAACATTTTACGTATAAAGAATGGTATGGCGGGGGTCGCTTTTGGAAATTAATAACATAAGTAAATACGAATAATATGAAAAACAAGTCAAAATGGATCTCTTCCACAAGTTAATTGATTTGGTTGATCAGAATGCGGAACGTCTTCCAGAAGGTGATTACGTGGAGATATGCAATGTTATAAAAGATATCCGAGAAAAGGTGAAACCACCATCTTTCCTCGTTAATCAAAATGAACCCATGACAATACCAGCGTATGTACCAACTGATACAGAGCAAGAGGAATACCCGGGTCTTAACCAGTTTCTTCTTGAACTCCACGAAGAATGGTCAAGAACGGATGACGGTGAGGAGGAGGATGAAACTCTCTCAGCTGACGAAGCTATGGGGCAGTTGAGAGAGCACATAGAACAACACGGGATACCACAAAGTTTGACTATTAATTTTGTAGATTAAATGTATATGACCGGTGCACTTTTTCATGTGAATACATCAGAAAGTAATGTCACTGTCACAGGTAACCTCCATGTTACCGGTTCAACTACTACAGATAATATAGCTATTGGTAATATGTTCACCGAAATAGATATTAGCTCACCGTATAGTTCAACTGGTAGTTGGACGGAAAATGCAAATGATGCCTATTGGGGTGCTCCAAGATTTGATTCTACTTTTACCCATCGCCGATATGCTGACGCACCATGTGAGATTCAATATACTATTCCAACTGGTATGAAATCAGCATATATGTCCCAATTAGTTTGGAATAGTGGAGGTTACGCGGATATCTATGGTGTTAAATCCAATGGAGATGAGTGCTTTCTCAGAAGAATTAATACATTTCAAGATATTCGTAATATTAATAATAGTCTCAATTATGACGGAACAAGTATAACTTTCCTTGGGTCGGGTTTAGAAGATTATGTCAGAATCAAAATATTAAACAAATCTGGAAGAATACATATATCCGGTTTAGCATTTAGTACTACAAAGAACATGGGTACAGAAGGTACAGGTATTGTACACCCAACTATGGTAAGTAGAGACAAACCTATCGTTATGTGTGGACGAACTGCAGGTGATGTGAGCTCTGGTACATTTGTTATGAACTCCGTGTTATACAATAATAAAAGTATGTATAATAGCGGAAATGGGAGATTTACTGCGCCCACGGGGTATCCAGGATTCTACCAACTTACAATTCAGAGTCTTCACACAAACACGTACCAGAGCACCAATACACGATGGTATAAAAATGGTGTTGTACATAATTGGGGAGCACTTCATAACAACTTTAGAAGCCTTGTTCTTCATCACCCGAGTTTCTGCTCTGTGCAGATTGTCTACCTGGCTGAAGGTGACTATATGGATTTAAGAGTTATAACAGCTTCTTTGTATGGTGGTTCCACGATACATAACAATGCCACGTGTCAATTTTTATGTCATTAATTTCTATAATACTGTTATAATATGGAAGAAGTATCTACATTAGAAATTCGTATAACACTGTCAGAAGAAGAACATCTTGCAGCCAGAACTGTAATGGCTGATCCCCAAGAATGGGCAGACAACGCTATTCGTAACAGAGCAAATATTGCTGCGAATGATGTAGTTCAAAAGTATGTTTCTGTTGCGATTGATAATAATTGGACAATTCCAAATACACGTATAGAAATTATAAAGGCAGCCATCTCCAAGGGTGTTTTTAGAATAGAACAACCCAATGTTGTACCAGAGGAGGAACTACTTTAATCCGCGAGCATGTCAATTTCCCGTTCATACGTATGTGACATTAGTACAGATTTTAGATCCCTAGAGAATGTAATATAGTTTTTAGGAATATCTCCCCACAATCTCTCATTAGTAACAAATGCATCCAGTTTATGATCTGCTAAGAGGGGCTCCAATAAAACCCAATTAGGTTCATCGTAACGAATTTTTGTACACCCCCTTGCAAACCGTCTCGCGTATATGTACCAAGCCGCAATACTTTTGTAAATGTGTTTAGGACGTTTTCCATGTTCAAGACATTTACGAAGCGTGGGTACCACAAAAGTGTGGAATTTTGTAAAACCATTCATACAAATCCTATCCAAGTCATCAACGTTTGTAGAGTTTGAAAACCTTTCTTCAATTGTATCTACATAGTCGTGTATATCAAATGGAAGATCCATTTCCATTTCAATAGAAGGAATAATTTCCTCGTTTTGAAGATTCTTGAAATGTTCGCGATGTTTTTCGTCATTCATAACTTGATCAAATGTATGATAGCCAGAGAGAACACCAAGGTATGCCAAAGATGTATGTCCACCATTAAGAACTCTAATTTTCGTTTCTTCAAATGGCTCCAAATTATCCACAATATTTACACCAACTTGTGTTAAATCTGGAAAGTCCGATGCAAAGTTATCCTCGATTACCCATTTTGAATATTCCTCTGTTTGAACCGGATTATGCATGTAATGTGGATATCTCCGTCCTATTTCCTCACAAAGCTGTGATGTGGTTCTCGGAGTTATGCGATCAACCATACACGAGGGAAACTTCACATTACCTTTCACCCAATCAACCATTTCATGTTGATTTGTTTGGTAAAGATATGCTAAAAATTGCGCCTCCAATACTTTACCGTTTTGGCGAATATTGTCGCAACACAATATTGTTATTGGTGTGTTTCTATTTCTAAGTCCACACGCAAGATATTCAAATAAGGGAGATCCAGGTGCATACCCACTCTCTGTAACAGTTATTGTTATTAAATGAACACTTGGAAGAGTAAGCATGTGCTTAGCTATTGTTCTATTCTTGGTCCAATCAATATAGTCAAGATGACTCCTCACAATTCTACACGAAGAAGGTGTCTTTAAAATGTAATCATCAATCTCTCGAAATCCCTCGTTTCTCAGATTGACAGCTACAATACCCCAACGAAGATCACCGGATTTTTCCATGTAATCATCTATATACATGGCCTGATGAGCTCTATGGAAATTACCATAGCCAATATGAACTATACCCGTTTGACACTCGGATTTATCATATGTTGTCTTATACATACGTTAAAATTAGTTAGATATTATTATTTAAGTGATTTTTTTCAAAAGTCTTTCAAGTCTTGGTTTCTCCTTATTCATGAATACAGTAAGTTTGGTGACGTCTCCTTCAATTAGAACCTGTCCATGTTGAGTATTTACATATTTGTAAACTTGGTCAACTCTAACAAAATCAACCTTTGTCATCTTTTGTGGTGGAGCTTTACTATGTTGTACAGCCAAAACAGCTGCATCCCTCTTAGTCTCTTTAGGAACTACTTCCCCTTCATGACATATAACGACATGAGATCCTGGACATTCGGAAACATGTAACCACCAATATTTTGGATTACTCTCCGTAGAAAGTTTATCATTCTCTTTGGCAGAATCACCAACTCGGATAGTAATAGAGTCCAGGGATTCATAGTTTTTCATCTATGTGTAAATATCTCAGAATCTTTATCTATGACAATTTAAATGCACGTTGTATTGAAACCAAGTCCCTCGGTCGCCCACAAACTTAGGGTGACTTTACCTAATCAGAGATCTATCGATTTCGGACAAAAGGGTGTTGAGCATTATATAGATCACGGTAATCCCAGACTCATGCGTGCGCATCTTATTAGAAAGGGTGCTATCATTCCTAAGGAGTTGCGAATTGAGACTGATCCATATGAAATACAACGTGAAATGTTAAGAGTTAAAGAAAGTACAGAGGAAGATTGGGAAGATTTCTTCAAAGCTGAATACTGGGAAAGGTGGCTTTTATGGTCTTATCCCAACTTAAACAAGGCTAAACTTTTTATGACCATGAGACATGGTATGCTTTTTATGCCCACACAAGAAGCTATGTGGTTCTGTGATAAAAATAATCCTTACTAATTATAATGAGTAGTTGTGCGGTTGATGATACAAAAGTCCAACAGGATGATGGAACTACACGCGGTGTAGAAATTGCACCCGAAGGTTGCCACCCCGTGAGTACAGATGAGTGTTCTTCGGGATATATGGCTCCATCTGAAAATGTCACATTTCCCGAAAACAGTATTGTGAAGCAATGTTGTAAGTGCAAAGAAGGTGAAAAATGCAACCTTTGCGCTGACCCAGATGCTTGTACAGAAGAAGAAGTTGAAAAGTTTATTAGCACTGATGAAACATGTTACGGTGAACCACCCCCCGAAGAGGAAGAGGAAGAGGAAGAGGAAGAGGAAGAGGAAGAGGAAGAGGGAGAGGGAACTACAGATACATCTGCG